TCGCTCGATCGTTAAAAGTATCCCGATCGACTCTCCAGAATTACCGGGATCCGGCCCACTATACCGATGAAATATCTCCCGAAGTTCGTCAAGAATTAATCACCACGCTAGAGGACGCAGTGCAGCGCGTCGAGGAATTTAACGAGAAGCAACTCCACCGCAGCGGCTTAGCGAATGGGATTAAATTCTCTCTTACAAATAATTTCGGATGGGTGGATAAATCAGTCGTCGATTCAAATGTTCGGACCGTGGAGAGTGATCTCGACGATCTCGATCAGCCGGACGGCCGAGACGTGGTAGCGGAAGCGGCAGCGGCCGAACTTGCAGCCCAGGACGGAAAAACCGAAACCCCAGAACCACCGCAAGAGAACGGAGCCTCGGATGATAGCCAACCGGGACCCGAGACTCAAGAATAAGTGGTGGCGGCTAACTCATCTTTACAAGATTCTCGATAAGCAAGGCCGCCTCGTAACATTCAAGCCGAGTCGCGTCCAGCTCATGATCCTGGCAGCGCTCGGCTCTCGATTGCGCGCCAGGATTTTGAAATATCGACAGGGTGGCGTAACGACATTATTTTGCATTCTCTATCTGGATGACGCTCTATGGACCCCCGGCCACTCGTCGGCGATTATTGCTCATGAGCGCGAAACACTCGATAAAATCTTCGAGATCGTGGACCGCGCATACGAAAACCTCCCGGAATCGATCAAGCCTAAGACGCAACGTAACACGCTCCGCATGCTCAAATTCGAGCGGACATTCGATGGGGAAAAGCTCGACTCCGAAATTTATGTATCTCTGACGCTTCGTGGTGGTACAGTCCAGAGCCTCCATATTACCGAACGCGCATATATCGAGGGAGAGAAGTCTCGAGAGCTCGAGGCCGGCTCAAAACAGGCGGTCCCGATGACAGGGCGTATCACCGAGGAAACCACCGCGAATGGCTTTAATGAATACTACGATGCATTTACGGAGGACTTCGATAATCCTAGCGACGAGATCCTGGCAACACTGGCCCTATTCTATGCATGGCACGAGGACCCGCAATACACGCTCCCAGGCACAATTCCGCAGCGTAGCGCAGCCGATGAGGTCCTGGATAAACTGGTATTCGATAACTACGGGTATCACCTCACAGATGGGCAAATTCTCTGGTACAACTGGAAACAAAAGGATCTCGAAAAAGCCGCTCGAGCGAGTGATGATAAAGTCGGCCTAACCGGGCTCCAGCTTATGCGCCAGGAGTACCCGTCGACAGTGCTCGAGGCGTTCCAGTCCGGGCTCGGGAACGTATTCGATTCGGATATTCTATCGCTCTACGTGCCGCCTAAAGTCATTCGAGAGATGAAGTTCGAGGATAAGCGGCTCAATGGTGAAACGCTAAAGATCTTCACGGAGCCGGTAGCGGGCAAGTTCTACGGCCTGGGCGGGGATCCGTCGGATGGTGGAGCGGGCGGGGATCCGGCCGGCGTGGCGATCTGGGATGAGGAATATCGCAAAGTGGCCGAGTGGTCCGGATCATTACGTCCGGATATCCTAGCTCAGCTCATTAAAGAGGCGGCCGAGTTCTATAACGATGCATTCGCCGGCGTGGAAAATAACATGTTATCGACGATCCTCGCGCTATCGGCGATCTACCAGAATATATTCGTAACAGTCAAAGTCGATGAAAAGCGCCAAACCAAAACGAAGAAAATCGGGTGGTCCACCACGGGCAAGTCGCGCGATATTATGATCGATGATTTTATTATGCATTTCGAGGAGGAGACGCTCCAGGATCTATCGGCACTCACGCTCAAACAAATGCAGACGTTCGTCAAAAAAGAGGGCGGCAAGCGGGAACACGCCACAGGGAAGCATGACGACATGTTATTTGCGGATATGATCGCGGTCCAGATGATTAAATACAAGGATAAGAGCCGAGGCAAGCGTCGCGTATTCGGAGCGAAGCCGGGCGGGTTATAATTCGCCCTGGCGAGGCCAGCGGGAATTCACAAAGAAGAAATCGACTTTATTACCAAAATGAGCGAGACGATTTATCGCGTTTTGCTTTATGATAGGAGAGTAAGTGGCGACGTAATCAAGGCGGCCAGAGTTGTAAATTTTGAATGTTTTTATTTCGTTGTTCATGGATACATATTAGCATAAAAGCTGTAATATGTCAAGTATAGTCAAGCGAAAGCGGAAAAGTGATATTATAAACTTATGCAAGACGATAACCCCCTAGTATTCCCTAAACAGATTGACAAGGATCGATTAGAGAAATATAAGCACTATGACGAGCTCTACGAGGGGGAGCATTTCGAGGCGTTTTCTGTTAAAATCCCGGGCGAGTTCTCGACTCAATACAAAAAACTCCGTTATCTTACCGCCAATTTTGCCGGCCTCATGAGCCGCGTTATCGCCGATATGCTATTCGGTGAATCTCTCACGATCGACCTAAAAGATAAAAAAGCGCAGTCATTCGTCGATGGCCTAATCCACCAGAACGACCTCATTAATCAGCTATACGAGAGTTCGATCATTAACAGCCGCCGGGGATTCGATGTGTTCAAGATCCGTATCGGCAAAAGAAATCCTCTAAATCCAGAAGCAAAAGCCGAAATCATCATCGAGCAAGTGGGCGCACAAATTTATTATCCACAGTTCGACAATAAGGCGGCTCGCAACGTAACGACTCAAGATATCATCGCCACCACCTTTAATCAGAACGGTAAAACGTATCTCCACAAGGAAACACACCAGCCCGGCCAGATCGTCCATGAGGTGTTCCAGTACGACCCTAAACAAGGGAAAATCATTACCGCCGAAATGCCCGAGGACTTCGGCTTTTTGCCTATCGAAAAGACTCTCGTAAATCGCTCTCTAATCTTCGCCATTCCAAACTATCGCGATGGTAAATTCTGGGGACCATCAGACTATAAGGATCTCGAGTCCCTATTCTTCGCATTAAACAACCGACTCACGAAAACCGACAATATTCTCGACAAGCACTCGGACCCTATTCTGGCCGTTCCTCCAGGCGTTATCGATGAGGAGGGCAAGGTCAAAAAAGAATCGCTCGGCATGTTCGAGGTGGATAACGAAAACCCAGGATTCAACAAACCCGAATATATTGTCTGGAACGCGAACCTCGAGTCCGCATTTACTGAGATCGAAAAGCTCATCGAGATGCTCTTTATGTTCTCCGAGATCGCTCCGGCTACAATGGGCGCCGACAAAAACGGCCAGGCAGAATCCGGCCGCGCGCTCAAGTTCAAACTCCTGGCTACTATCCGCAAACGTAATCGAAAGATCTCATATTACGATCTCGCTATAAAAGAGATGCTCCAGACCGCCCAGGAGCTCGCTATCGCCTGGAAAATCGATATCGAGGGTGTACGCCCAACAAAGGCAGAACGTCCGACTATCAAATGGGGTGATGGTGTCATTAACGACGAAACGGAACAGGTCGAAAACGCAACCGCTCGAATTGACGCCGGCCTCTCATCTCGTGCCGATGAAATCGCTCGCCTGGACGACATTACTCCAGAGGAAGCACAGAAAAAAGTTAAAGAGATCGACGCCGAGAGTGGTCCAACGCTTCCGCCGATTCCAAATGATACGCCACCGGTAGATCCAAACAATCCAACGCCACCAGGAGCTTAATCATGGCAGATCGCGGCCCTGTAAAGATTCTCGAGCCCAGGATCCAAGCGCTCGTCGACTTATACTCGTCGACTTATAAAAAGATCACCACGGAAATGATAACCGCCACCACAGCCGGCAAAATTCAGCGCGCCCGGCTTATGGTACGTATTAATCACGAGCTCGAGCAAATGGGCGTCGATGTCCAGGCGTGGATCAAAAAAGAGATCCCCCGCTATTACAAAGACGGCGCAGCGATCGCGATCCAGGACCTCCGAAAGTTCGGCCTAGAGTTATCCACAGCCACAAGCGCTCCGATCAATGCGGCCGCTATTGCCGCTCTCGTGGATGAAACGTCGGCCGCTACATTCGAGGCCATTACTGGGATCTCCAGGAACATATCGAATATCATCTCGGCCACGCAGCGCCGGGCTCTTACGCTCACGATCGCAGAGGGAAAACTCACCGCGGAAACTCGAAAAATGCTCGCAGCGCAGCTCAAGCAGCAGCTCGAGGAATCCGGGATCGGCGCTATCAAGGATAAGCTCGGCCGCGAGTGGACGTTCGATCGTTATTCATCGATGCTCGTCCGGACGCAGGGCGTCGAAGCGCGAAACATGGGCCTCGCAAATAAAATGGTCCAGTACGGCTATGATCTGGTCCAGGTATCGAATCACGGCACGAAGCACCTCGCATGTCGCAAATGGGAGGGGAAGATCCTCTCGATTACTGGTAAAACCCCGGGATATCCGGCACTCCAGGAGGCTAAAAACGACGGCTTATTCCACCCAAATTGTAAACACGCAATAAATGTTATTAATCCAGAGCTCGCCAAAAAGACGGAAGCCTACGATAACCCCTATTTAAAGCTCACGCCCGAGCAGCAGCGCGAGGCCGACACGGCGTTCCGGAACCGCAACAAATCGCCAAAAGCATGAGCCCTATTGACTTATCCCCATGTTATCCATAATAATAGCCAGTGTAATAAGTA